GCTAATGCCTTCACTTCGTACCATCTATCATTTGGTGATATAAATTCCTGTGTTGATGGTACATTAGCATATTGGGTTCCATCTTTAAGTAGAACACTTGTAACACCTAATACGTTTTTATCAGGTAAAAATAACTCAAAAAATGGTTTAACATCTGCCGCGGTTATAACTCTTTTAAAAACTTTTGTAACACCGTTAACAACTGTTTCTCTTTTAGTTATAGTATAATTTATTAATATGTTATTTGAATCAAAGTTTGGGATAACAAGTCTATTTGAGAGTCCTTCTGCATTAACTGCTGATGAAAAATCGATATCATAAACGGTTTCAAAAACTTGTCCGGCCCCTAATACTTGAGAACCTCGTCTCAATATACCACAATATCTTAGGTCTTCCTTATCCCCGAAAGCCGGAACTGTAATTGACAAATCAACTAAAGCAACCGAAGGTCTTTGCCCTGGAATTTTTAGTCCATATGTTCTGGCAATATTGTATATTGAAGACCTTTGTTGTGCGTATTGTAATACAGTTTCTTGGATACTTCTATCAATATTAAACTGAAGATTGTCGGTAACTGCAGCGTTTAAATCTAATAACACTGAAAATACCGAAGCGTCATTAACATTATCTAAAAGGTCAGGATAATAATCTCTTGTAAAATTAATAAGTTCAGTTCTTATTGACTGAAAATCTCTAGTTGTATATGATATCTTTTTATTAGCCATTTATCTTAAATATTAATTATTACAAAATCACTCGTTTCAAAAACACTATCCGTAACCCTATAATCTATTTTTACTTTAGCGGTATGTTCCATAGTTCCGATTCCGGGTACTCTAAAAACTCTTTCGTCATTATCATTTACATAAGTACCTTTATCTTCTTCATCTTCTGAAGCCGGTTTTATGGATATATTTGTTATTACCAAATTAGGTAGATACTCTTGAACTGATTCTCTTATTTCAGATTCTATTTCAGAGAAGGTTGGTCCGTCCAATGGTTCAAAAATAAATTCATATAATCTAGTGCCGAAATCGGGTAAGAAATATCTAGTCCCTTTTCTAGTTAGTAGTAAGTGTACTAAATCAGTTCTAATTTCTTCATCAGCGGTTTGTGAAAGAGACAAGTATTTACCTTCTCTAGAATCTGCGAATGGGAAATTTATACCATATGTATTACCTTGAGCCATATACTATAAATACATTATATTTTATTTTGAGTTATATCATAATAATAACTGTCAGTATCCTCAGAAATCCATCTATCCGAACTAGTTTCTACTGAATTTAATGTGTTATCAACCTTTATTTCTTTAAGTTCTAATGGAAATTTTGTTGTTATCCAATTAGAGTCTTTCCAAAAAATTCGGTTGTTTGGTTGACAAAGTAAATACCCATCATCTGATATTAAAATATGACCACACTTATAATCACTTGGTTCGTCGGAATATGGATTATCAAACCAATCGACTGTCATTAAATAAGTTACCCATATCTTATTTTTATCTTTTAAAATAACTTCAGCTCGTTTACCTTTAAGAAATTCATATTCAGTAACTGTAACGTTTTCGGAAAAACAATCCCATAATTGTTTAAAATGAAATGGTATATCGTTTTTAGGTTCTTTTAAAAAAATTTCAGAAATTGGTACTCTTGACCTTAACATACCGTAATCAGTCATAATATGAAACGTCAATATTTTTCCAGAGATAGATTGTATTCCAAACGCATAGGCGTTATGAAAGCTATTATTATCTTCTTCTCTTTTTGTGAAATGAGAAAGTCTAACTAAACATTTAAAACTTTTAATATTTTCATTAAGTAACGCCATATTCATAAATATATTTAAATAAAAATCCCGACCGTAGTCGGGACTATTTTATGATGAACAACCAAAACAATCAAAATCAGAGTTTTCAGGTTTTTTAGGTAAATTTAAATGTGAATAATCAACTTTTGGTGGTTCAGGTGTTACATTCGGTTTTGATATTTTAGATATGTCAACCGCTAAGTGTTTTGCACCTGTTGAAATCGCTTTAGTTCTAACATAATAGGATAGTGTTTTTAATCCTTTTTCCCATCCATAAAAGTGAGATGAAGATATTTTTGACAACGTTGGAGTTGCCATATAAATATTCATTGATTGTGATTGGTCGATGAATGGTGCTCTGTCAGCCGCCATTTCAATCAATTCTTTTTGTGAAATTTCCCAAATTGTTTTGTATTTTAGAATTAAGTGTTCGATTCTTTTCACTTTTTTATTGTAGTTCTTTTCTTCAGGGTCTAAATAATTGTTGAAGTTAATATTTTGAATAGAACCTTCATTAAGAATGATTTCGTTTTTCAAATCTTCGCACCAAATTCCAATTTTTTCAAAATCATTAATCAAATACTTGTTAACAATCATAATCTCTCCACCGACAACACGTCTGTTAAATATTGCTGAGTGAGCCGGTTCAGTCATTTCGTATGAACCTGTAATCTTTGCCGAAGATGCAACAGGCATTTGAGCGGTAAACAATGAGTTACAAACACCATACTTACTAACATTCTGTTTAAGAATTCCCCAAGGCCATCTTCCTGATAACTCTTCTTCTTTCAATCCCCACATATCAAACTGAAATTCTCCTTTAGACATTGGTGAACCTTCAAAAAAATCATATGGTTTATAGGTACCATCCAAACATAATCTATTACTTTCAGTGATAGCTGCAAAATAAATTGTTTCAAAAATTTCTTTATTTAGTTTACGAGCTTCTTCTGATGTAAAGATATAATCCATTAAATAGAATACGTCCGCAAGCCCTTGAGTTCCAATAGCAATTGCTCTTTGTTGTCGACCACCTTTATTACCTTTATCGGTTGAATAATTATTAACATCAATAACTTTATTTAAAGCTCTAACAACTTTTCTAGTTTCTTCGTACAATCCTTTGAAATCGAATTCTCCATCCTTAACAAAGTTCTTTAACACCATTGATGATAAAGTACAAATAGCCGTAATATCTTCGTCGGTGTATTGGAAAATTTCAATACAGAGATTTGATTGTTTAATCACCCCAATATTTTGGTGATTAGTTTTTTTATTTGCATTATCTTTAGATGCTAAATATGGAACCCCTGTCTCAATTTGAGCTTCAATAATTTTATTCCAAATTTCTTGAGCTTTAACTTTTTTTCCGAGTCCTAATTCTATCGCTCTTTTGTAATTAGTTTCATACTCATCACCATAAGACTCTTGTAGTGGTTTAATTCCTGATTTAATAATATCATTAGGGCAGAATAGATACCAATCATCATTATTTCTAACCGCTCTCATAAAATTATCAGGGAGCCATAACGCTGTGAATAAATCACGAGCCCTTAATTCCTCGGCACCTGTATTCTTTTTAATTTCTAATAAATCAAAAATATCTTTATGCCAAGGTTCCAAATAAATAGCAGCGGAACCAGGACGACGACCTTGTTGGTTGAAGAATCGTAATGATTCGTTAACAATCTTCAAATATTTTAGAAGTCCACCGGCATGTCCACCTGATGATGATATACGACTTTCTTTACTACGAATATTAGACATACAAAGTCCTATACCCGCAGCGTCTGATGAGTATGTTGAGATATCTCTCATTGTGTTCAAAAGACCTTCTCGTGAGTCAGCATCATTATAATGGAGTACGCAAGATGCTAATTGAGGAACTTTGGTTCCCGCATTAATCATAATTGGTGTTGCTGGAGATATTTTTTGATTTGATAGAGATTGATAATACTCTACCGCTTCTTCGAAAGTGTTAGTCACCCAAAGAGCAACACGCATATACATATGTTGTGGTCTCTCAATAGTTTTACCATTTGGTAATTTTAAAAGATACATCTCTTGTAATGACCTCCAAGCAAAATAATCGAAGTTATAATCATTATCATGATTAATAACGTTATCAATTTCACTAGGACCATAACTTTCGATAATCTCCATTAATTTATCATTAACAATACTATCAACGTGTAGTTTGCGCATTGTGTTTGAAAAACTTGGGTCAGTTTCTTTGTGATATGATGAAATTGCAACTGAAGAAGCTAATCTTGAGTAATCGTGGTGACTACCAGTATACGCCGCCGCAATTTCGTAAACTAATTTATCAAGTTCTTTAGTTGTAATTTCACCTTCAGTTGGTACTGACGTAATTACTTTGATAAAAATCTCATCAGAATTAACATTCAAACCTTTAGCGGCTCTCTTGATTCTATTGTAAATTTTTTGTGGGTTAAATGACGCATCGTCCCCACCTCTTTTTTTAATTTTTAATGACATCATAAGTAGTAAAATAATAATTAGAAATCGTCAGTAAATGTTAATGCTTCATTTATCTTAGCTTTCTGATATTCTACGGTTCTAGACTCAAAGAAGTTACCTTTGGTTTCTACCGCAATTTGTTCCATAAACTTAAATGGTTGTTCAACGTTAAATTGTTTTTTACATCCAAGTTTAACAAGTAGTCCATCAACCACAAATTCCAAGTATTGTTTCATAAGATTTTGGTTCATACCAATTAACGATACTGGAAGTGATTCAGTTATGAATTCTTTTTCAATTTCAAGTGCAGATAAAAGAATTTCTTTAATTCTTTTTTCACTTGGTTTTTCTTCACAATGGTTATTAAGGAGATGTATTGCGAAGTCACAATGTAGATTTTCATCTTTAAAAATTAAAGAATTTGCATTACATAGTCCTTGCATTAAACCTCTTGACTTCAACCAAAATATTGAACAAAATGAACCTGAGAAGAATATACCTTCAACCGCGGCAAATGCCACTAATCTTTCTTGAAAAGATGCATTTTCAATCCAATCTAACGCCCATTTAGCTTTCTTTTGTACTGCCGGTAAATTGTCAAGTGCTGTAAAACATTTTTGTTTTTCCTCTTCGTTTGATACGTAAGTATCAATTAATAACGAATACATTAAACTATGTATGTTTTCCATCGCCAATTGCATACCATAGAAAAATTTAGCCTCAGGATACTGAACTTCTCTGTAGAAATTTTCTGCCAAATTTTCATTTACAATACCATCGGAAGCCGCAAAGAATGATAGTACATTCTTAATAAAGTATTGTTCATTTTCTGAAAGATTTTCCCAATCACGAATGTCATCAGATAAATCCACCTCCTCTGCGGTCCAAAATGCCGCTTGGTGCATTTTATAAAAATCCCATATATCGTTATGTTGAATAGGGAAAATCACAAATCTGTTTGGATTTTCTATTAAAATTTTTTCCATATTAATTAATTATTTTGTTGTTCTCTTTGTTTTCTTTTTTCAAGCAAATCTTTGATTCTTTGCCTGTTTTGTTCTTCTTTCTGTTCCTCAAGACCAAGGAACGTTACTGAACTTTCAGTATCGATTTCCAACATTCCATTATCGAATTTACAATTCTCAAATACAATTCCATCATCACCAATTCGTGACTTTGTAATGGCTATTGTTGCTAATTTCATTTCTTTTTGTTGTAGTGTTTTAGCAACAGATATGATAACGTGACCAACTTGAGCTTTCTTAATAGAACCACCCATTTGGTCAGTGGTAACAACTTCTGAAGAAATTGAACTTCTATTACCTTGTGTTGCAGTCCATCCAACTAAATCTAATTCGTGACACATTGCTTCAAAACCTCGCATTACTGAACCTTCAGATTTCCATTCATCACCCAAATTTTTATCAGGAACTACACAATCAATGTAATCTAATAAAACCATATCAATCTTTATCCCATCGGCTATCATTTTACGTATTTGATTTTTAATTTGTAGCATAGTTAAAGTATCTGATGGTAATTTTTTTAGAACTAATCTATTTTCCATTTTACCTTCAATTTCTTTAACTTTAGACATTACCTCTTCTTTCTTTTCTGAAAGTTCGTCAGGATGTATTTTTGTCCAAAGTGTAAAATGTTTCCTCTGAATAATTTTTGGATTATCCTCAAAAAATATTTGAAGTACATTATACCCTAAATTAAACGCGTGGTTTGCGATTTTAGTAAGGAACGTTGATTTACCAACACCTGTTGGTGCTAATATTACACCTATTTCTCCCTTTGCAAGACCCCCTTTAAGAAGTCTATCAATACCTGGGATACCCATAGGTATCGGGTGTCGATAATCTTCATTTAAAACATCATCTAAATTGGAAAAAACATCAGCCATTCCGTCTTCTCTTTCCCCAACTTGTAATGCTTCTCTAACTAACTCTTCAAGTTTATCATAACTTTCAAATTCACCTCCGTCAATAACCTTTTGAGCTTTTGTAATTGCCTTTTGTAATTCTTGTTGTTTACAAAATTTCAAAGCTTTTTCTTGAACAAATTCAGCCCCTTCGTTTGTTGTATCTTTGATTTTAGTAATTGTGTCTAATACTATTTTAGATGCTAATTCCTGTTGTAATTCCGATTTAGTTATCTGTTCTAAAGTATCAAATGTTGGTACGTGTTCATATTTGGAATAATACTCTTTTATCATTTGCAGGATGATTTTAAAGTATTTGTTTTCGAAATACTGAGATTCAATAACGTCAATAATGGACCTACCAAAATCTTTATCTACAATGATTTGATTTAACAATTGTATCTGAAATGAGGACCCTAAATAATCAAAATTTTTGTTTGACGCCATGTTTTAAAATTTGTTTGTAGATTATAAATAGGATGGTTTCAAAGAAATTCCATCATATTCATAAGTTAAATTTTTAGATGAAAAAATGTCAGTTAAAGACGAAAGCAGATTTTTTATGTGCGGACGAATGTCTACGGTGTATCTTATTTTAGGTGGATATATTTTAGCATCAATCAATCTATGACAAATTGTCGTGTCTCCTTGTTTAATAAAAATATGAAAATGTTCTGGTCCATCGGTAAATGATGTATTGAGTACTTCAGGATTGGTTTCAATCTCATATGAATTTTCTAACATATAATTAACCGTTTTCATTTTAAGTTGTTCAGTAAACGTCTCTTTAAAATATGAAATATATTCATAAAGGTCTAATGAATACTTCGCGTCAGGATTAAAATCTCTAACATTGAAAAATCTTTGTACTATGATGTTATCATTAACCATCATTAAAAATTCCAGTTTTGTTGAGTCTTGTTCTCTCATAAATTTTACTTTTTTGTTTTAAATTGTTTTTTTTCTTTTCTTGTTAGTTTCATAAATGGTTTGACGAAGCTTACCCACGCGTCATCGTGCTTTGGTAGAAATTTAAAAAATCCATCTTCCATCATCATACGAATAAGATTCCTGTACCCCCTACCTTCGGGGTCTAACGTTTCTTTACAATAAATTTCAACGATTTCTTTACCTTGCTCAGTGATTAACGGATTAGATAAATCCACGATTTTGTTGTTAATCTCAAAAAATTCATTTCCATAAACTCCGGTTTTGGTTCTACCTGATAGTAAATTTTGTAATACTTTGTTTTCTTTGTCTTCAGTAAATAATACCTCAGCTCTGTTTAAAATATCGGTAAAAGTAACCTCTCGGTCAAGCAACTCAGGAAATAATTTTAATAAAGTTTTTTCACCCAAAAAGTAGATACCATCAATATTATCTGATTTATCACCA